ATCTTCCATCAGGCTAAGGTCAACTTTGACGAGCGCCGTGAACTTGTTCAGGTGGTCGGCAATGCTATTGGCCGTCGCATGGATCAGCTTGTGATCGATGCGTTGAGTGCCGCTTCGTCTCCGTCCACCGTCGCGACCAGCGTTGGTGGTGCAGGCACGAACATGAATCTGGCAAAGTTGCTGGCGGCGAAAAAAGCTCTGGACGCGAAAAACGTCCCGGCTGAAGGTCGCTGTATGATTATTCATGCTAATGGTCTGTCTGCTTTGCTTGATGAGACTGAACTCACAAGTTCCGATTTCGCTACTGTGAAAGCTCTTTCTCAGGGTGAGATCGACACCTTCCTTGGGTTCAAGTTCATCATGCTCGGCGACCGTGACGAAGGCGGTCTCCCTCTTCCGTCAACCCGCACCAACTTCGCGTTCCATCGTGACGCGGTTGGCCTTGGTGTCTCGATGGCGCAGAAGAGTGAGATCAACTACGTCCCCGAGAAAACGAGCTTCCTCGTTTCTTCGATGTTCTCCGCTGGTGCGGTTGCCATCGATGACGAGGGTATCGTCCACATCAGCAGCACCGAATAGGGGGATTGAACTATGGCTTTTTCTTCCACTGGATTCGGTGTGGTGTTCGCCTCGAAGAAGGGCAACGCACCGTCGATGTACACCTACCAGACCGCCGACACGATTGCAGACGTTAATACGGCTGGCTACTTTAACAGCCTGTCCGACACGCTTGCTATCGGCGATCTGATTTACTGCGTGACCTCCACCGGGGGTACGCGCGTCAGCACCTTGACTCAAGTTCTGTCGAACTCGGGTGGTGTTGTGGATGTGGCGGACGGCACTACGCTGGCCGCGACTGACGGCGACTAATTAGATGGGGCGGGTTTAAACGCCCGCCCCATTTTATAGGGGGTCCGTATGGCCGCAGGCGATACCAAGCTCTCGATTTGCTCCGATGCGCTCATTATGTTGGGCGCTGCTCCGCTTTCCAGCTTTAGTGATGGAACGGATGAGGCGCAGATTGCAGATCGTTTATACGACGATATTCAAGACACGATCTTGATGCAGTATCCTTTCAGTTGGTCCGTCCAGAAGACGGGCCTTTCGCGCTTTGTGGATACGCCAACAAATGAATGGAAATATAAGTATGCCCTGCCGGGCGATATCTTGGGCAACCCAAAAGCTGTATTTGCAAGTAGTGCTGTGGGCGCGTTGCCGGTGCGAGAGTTTGAAATCTATAGCGGTGGGCTATTCGCTAATTATGAGGCGGTCTGGGTCGACTACCAGTTTCGACCCGAGGCTTCCGCCTTTCCGCCATATTTTGTGAATCTGCTCAAGCACGCGCTTGCGGCGGCATTCGCCGAACCAATCACAGATCAGATTACGAAAGCTGACTTCTACCATAAGCTCGCCTATGGCACGCTTGAACAAAACATGCGTGGCGGCCTTATGCGAGTGGCGATGAATATAGATGGCGGTGATCGTCCTCCGCAGAATATCATGGAATTCCCATTGACGGATGTCCGTGGATGAGCCGGATCATTCAAATACAGAATGATTTCACGTCTGGAGAGATGGACCCGAAGCTGCGCGCGCGTACAGATATAGCGCAGTACAAGTCCGGATTGACGACGGCACGGAATGTGACGATACAGCCGCAGGGCGGCATAAGGCGTCGAGACGGAACGAAGTTTGTCGCACAACTCGATGCGGGTGCAGCGAACGCGGTGCGGATGGTGTCCTTTGAGTTTTCGGTGAGCGATAGTTACATGCTCATCTTTACACCGGCTAGGATGTATGTCTTCAAGGACGGCGCGCTGATTACAAACATCAACGGCAGCGGAAATGATTATCTCTCCGTGGCGGCATTCACTGCCGAGATATTGTTGGAAATGAATTGGGTCCAAAGCGCCGATACGGTTATTCTGGTCCACGAGGATTTGCCGCCATACAAGATTGTGCGCGGCGCGTCAGACTCAAGCTGGACGGCGAGCCAGCTTTCTTTCACGTTCATACCCAAGTTTGCGTTTAGTTTGGATACGCATCAGCCGAACTACACGCTTACGCCCTCGGCGGCTAGTGGCAACATCACCCTTACTGCGTCTGGAGCAACGACAGATACAGGAACGGCGCAGGCTGGAACGGCGAACACAATCACTCTCAAGTCTGCCTCTAGTTTTACAAGCGACGACGAGCCGAATGGGATGTTTATTGAAATCACATCCGGAACGGGTGCGGGTCAGACTCGTCATATTGAGGATTACGTAGCGTCCACAAATGTTTTAACTGTGTTCCCCGATTGGGATACCGCGCCCGATAATTCGTCAGGCTATAGCATAAGCCCCTTCAAGGAGGCGGCGGTTAATGAATATGTAAATGTGACAAACGGGTTTGGCCGTGCGCGCATAATTGAATTTGTTAGCAACACGCAAGTGAAGGCGCATACAGAAATCCCGTTCTTTGATGACAGCGCAATATCAGCGGGTGATTTTGAAACGGAACACGGGTATGAAGACGCATGGTCGAATGAGCGCGGTTGGCCTAAGTCCGTTACGTTTCACGAAGGTCGGCTCTTCTTTGGTGGATCAAAGGGTCTGCCTTCTACAATCTGGGGTTCGCGCGTCAGTGTCTTTTTTGACTTTTCTCCGAACGAAGCGCTTGATGATGATGCGGTTGAGGCTACTCTGGATACAGGCACTTTCAATAGCATTGTGAACATCTATTCCGGTCGCCATCTTCAGGTCTTCACGACGGGTGGCGAATTCTTCGTCCCGCAGACTCTTGATGAGCCGATTACACCAAGTAATTTGATCGTGAAGCAACAAACGGCGTTTGGCTCGCGCCCCGGCATTCGGGTTGTAAATGTCGACGGTGCGTCGCTTTTTATCCAGCGCCAAGGCAAAACACTGCAGGAATTTTTGTTCAATGACACGGTGCAGGCTTACACATCTGCACGCATTTCGCTCCTGTCTTCTCACCTGATTAAGACGCCGACCGAGATGGCGATGCGTGTCGCGACCAGTACGGATGAGGGGGATCGCGTTCTGATCGTCAATGGAGACGATGGAACTATCGCGTGTTACACCTTGTTGCGGTCTCAGAATGTTATAGCGCCGTCAGAGTGGACAACAGACGGGGAGTTCAAGTCGATTGGCGTTGATGTTGACAGTATCTATACGGTTGTGAAACGAACCGTGAACAGTTCTGATGTTTATTACGTCGAGTTGTTTGATTCTACCGTTTTGATGGACTCGGCAAAGACGGGTGGCGCGGCAGCGTCTGTCACGATGGATCACCTTGAGGGCGAGACAGTCAAGATCGTCCGCGACGGTATTGTCGAGCCGGATCAAACTGTGCCAGCTTCGCCATTTACGGTGACATTCGGCAGTGCCGCAACGGCGTCGTACCAGGTCGGCCTGGGCTTTACGCCCACGGTCAAGACGCTGCCGGTTGAGCCGAGGCTGCCAAGTGGATCGCTCAAGGGTTTTAAGAAGCGCATTTTTGAGGTCAACGCCGAATTGTTTGAAACACAAGCCATATCCATCAACGGAAAGGAAATACCGTTTCGCAGATTCGGCACGGACATCCTTGACGATGACGTGGCGGAATTCACGGGAATTAAGACGCTGCACGGCATATTGGGCTATAATTACGATGGCCAGATAACCATCACGCAGACCGTACCGCTCAAGATGACTGTGTTGGGAATCGATTACAAGTTAAGCGCAGGACAATAGTATGGCAGCAGCACTCCCAGTTATCGCCGTGGCGACAAGTCTAGCAAGCGCCTATGGTCAGATTCAGGCTGGTAAGGCGCAACAAAAGGCGTTTGCAGCACAGGCTCAACAGGCAGCCATGCAAGCGACACAGGCCCGCGTTCAGGCGCGTAGCGAGGCGCTGAAGTTTCGCCGTCAGGGCGTTGAGGTGCTGGATCGTATTGTCCGTACCAACGCGACGATCAATGCCCGCGCTGGCGCTGGCGGAATCGACCCCTTTAGCGGTAGCGCCAAAAGCCTGCAACAGTTTGCTCTAGCGAAGGGCGGCCTTGAGTTTTTCACCGCTGAAGATAATGAAGCCATTACAACATTGATGGGAGAACACCGCGCCAAGCAATTCATGCATCAAGCGGAAACTCTCACCATGCGAGGCAATCAGGCAATGAAGTCGGCAAAGATCGGCGCGCTGGTGTCTTTGGGTCAGGCCGCGATGTCAGGGGCGAAGTTATTTCCGGGTGCGCCCACAGACCCCAACGTCTTTCAATCCGGCTTTAACACTCAGGGGCAGATGGTTGACTTTCTTTAGAGTGGCGGCACAAATGCATCTAGCAGGTCCAAATCATGTCTGAACGTCTTCCACGATATCGTCAGGTTGGCTTGATGCCGACAAGTATTGGGTCTTTGCCATCCGTAGATTTCTTGTCTGGCGGGCTTGAGGCGGCGCGCGGGTATGAGAGGATATCAGCTTCCCTTGATAAATTAAGCTCATTTGCTTTTGAGAAAGCATCCGAGCGCCAAAAATTGCAAATAATTGAATCGGCACAACGCGAGCCAGAAAGTTTTTTGCAGCAACTTTCCGGCAAATCACTTGCTGACATGAGCGCAAATGAGCGCACGGGTTATGCTATCGCGAGCAAGAGATTTGGTGCAGAGCTTGAGGTAGACGCGCGCAGGCAAATCAGCGAAGTTATATTGCGCGGCCAGCAAGATGGTTTAAACACCACAGAAATCATTACCAAGGTTGACGAGGTTGTAGCCGGATATTCTTCGGCTGGTGGCAGTCTGTCTCCAGATATCGCCGCGACGCTCAAGAACAATCTAAGCAATTTACGCAATGCCCAGTTTTTGAATTTGTCCGAAAAGGACATGAAACTGGAGGAGGCAAAGTTTCGTGCTGAGGGCATTCAGGGCGTCTCCGAAATATCCAGAAATGTTGAGGATATGGCGCGCGCCGGTATGTCTAATTTTGATGATGTTCTCGCCAATGAGCTTGAAGGGCTTGAGGCGTATATGGAGCATCATCAATTTTCCCCGGATCAAATTGCCAAGACCCTGATTGGTGTCAGGCAGGATGCAAATATTGCAAGATTGCGCGGCGGCTTTGATAAGAGCCAAAGCATTCGCGACAAGCGGTCATACATAGATGCCCTCAAGGAAAGCATCGAGAAGGGTGGCGAGCAGGCGGCTGGCCTTAGTGATGACCAATTAAGCACCGTTGTTAGTCAGTTTGAAACTAGCCTTGCAAAAGATATCAGGGAATTAAAGCCCAAGTACGATGCTGTTTCTGACTTTGCGGAAAGAAATTTTTTTGACGTTATTGGCGGCGGCAATAGACCCACAAAGGAAGCTGTTCAAGAAATTCAAAAGCGGGTTAATGAGTTGGCCGCAGACGGTTTTGATACGTCTGGTCTTCAGGCAAAAATAAATAACGCGCAGAAGATGCAGGCCCGCATGGAGACTCTAAAACCAACATCTGTTGTTGAAAAAGAGCAGATGATTGCTGGTTTAAACAAGGTTAACCTGAAAAGCGGCCTTACAGGCGAGCAGGCAATATTAAAGGAATCTCTTGAAAAACGAGTTAAATCACAAAGGACCGCCTTAAAGAGCGATCCTATAAGTTATGGCAGGACCACCCAACAGATTACAGGTGGTAATCTTATGGTGGAGGCGAACGGGAAAAGTGTCGCCGAGGTTCAAGCACTTGTAGACAAAAGAATTGTGGAGGCAACATCTTTTGCACAAAGGCAGGGATTAGTCGATATTCCGCTACTGGATCAGTCGGAAACAGAGACAATCATTAAGTCATTTAAAAATGGAAATGACAAACAGCGCGCAGAATTTTTAGGAAGTCTGGCGGCAAGCTGGGGGAATAACGCCAGATCAATATTCCAGTCAGTCTCTAAGGATGACGCTTTGTTGGCCCATATCGGAGGCCTTGTGGCTAGAGGCTCGTCACCTCGGGCAGTCGAGGCGGCGTTGCGCGGATATCGTATACTAGAAGAAAACGCCGCTACAAAGGGCGCTATGAGCAGCCAAGAATTTAGAGCCGTCACGGGCCAATATTTTGCCAGCATGGCTACAACACCAAGGTTGCAGGCGCAGTTGCGGGAGGCCACAAACGCAATCTATCTGGGTAAGGGTGGTCAACCGGGCACTTATGATAAAGATTTATTCGAGGACGCATTGCAAGAGGCGGCTGGGCAAACCAAGGGTGCAGACGGTGAGTTGTATGGGGGGATTACAACATACAAAAACAAGGCTCTGGTTTTGCCGACATCTATACCTCAAGAAGACTTTGAGGACCTTGTAAACAAAGCGCCTGTTCAGGCTTTCTCCGATTTTCGTACAGGTGAGATGCCTCTTGATTTGAATGGTGTGCCGCTCGACATTGGCCTGCTTAGAAATCAAGGAAACATCAGATTGGTCCAGTCTGCCGGTGGTCGCGCTCGCTTGTTCTTTGTCGTAAATGGATCAGAGTTTGAAGCCACAAATTCGGCGGGCGGATCAATAGAAATAAATTTAAACAATTTTTCTCCTGAATTTGCTAAATCCTTAAAAGATGTGGACCCGATTGAAAGGGCTGCGCCTGAGAGGTTCGCAACTGTGGAAGGCACAACTTTACTAGAAATCCCATCTTTGGGAGTTGACGTCAAAACAGAAGAAAGGACTTTAAGGGCCGGAGGAACTCCGGAAACTGGTTATTTTTCCGAATTGAAAAAAAGATTCCCCAAAAGATTTAAACGCGAACCGGAGCCTGACAGGTACGCGGGTTTGCCTGCGGAGCAACGCCCGCCGTCGTACTTGGTGCCGTTCTTACAAGAGGGGCAACCAGTTGAAGACTTCAGAATGCTAGATAGTCGCCCGTTCTCTCTTGAGGCTCACCCCTATAATGGGTGGTTCCAGCGCTTGTTAGAGCAAAGGCCCTAGTGATGTCATTCTTTTATGACAAAGAAACAGACTACGACACGCCGGTCACACAACCGGACGTGCCGTATTACGGGCCTGAAGTTGGTTTTTTTCAAGGCGTGGAGGCGGCCTATCAGCGCCAAACTCGTGGCGAAAACACAGATGCCTATTCAGAGATTTTGAAGGAAAGGCTCGATCCTGTTATTGAGGCTATTAACGAAAGATCGGGCAAGTCATTTATCAACCCCGGCAATTACGGCGGAATTCCCTCGTCGATGGGCCAGAATGAGTTTATGACTAAATATAGCCTTGATAAAATACTTAGTGAAATACGGGCAAACCCTGATCTGTATCCGGAATATAAGGATTTAACGGCAGAATCGATTGACCAAGAGATTAAGGACACTGCCCGCAAGGAAATAGAAATAGGGCAAAATGTTTCCCAGCGAACCACCACCATGGGGGCAGCCGGTGATTTTTTGGGTACTGTGGGTGGGTTATTAGTCGATGATAACTTTTTTGAAACCAATATCGCGACCGGCGGATTTTCTAGTTTTGGGAAGACACTTGCGAGTAAGCTCTTTTTTAACGCAGCACAGGGCGCGGGAATCGAGACTGCCCTACAACCGGCAGTAAAAGAATGGTACGAAAGTTTAGGACTGGAATATTCGTGGGATCGTGTCGCAGCTAATATAGCCGCTGGCGGTGTCTTGGGCGCGGCATTGCCCACAGTGCCACTAGCGCTTTCTCAGATCAAGTCTGGCGTTGTGGCGCTCAAGAAATCCGGAGCTATTAGCGAAGGAGATGCTAGAGTAATTGATAATGCAATAGAGGACGCCGAGGTCACGGCAGACAAACCGGATGGCGTCAGCGACCTAGAGCATATTGATAATGTTGCCAAAGCAACCTCTCAAGCAATGGACGGTCGGCTTCCTGGTCTTGATGAATCACCAAGATTACAGGACGGTGCCAATACTGTTCCGGACCCGGAGGCACTAGACCCGGTAGCAATTGGGCAGCAAATAGACGACATCGCCGACGATATAACAGTTGCTCTTGATGATGAGGTGAGCGGCGGACTTAGAACAATAACTGGTGCCGAATTGAAAAGGGACTTTATTCAGGAAGATAGAATGATCGAACGCTTTCGAGGGTGTGTTATCCGATGAGCTTTTTAGATTGCATAAATGAGGCGGAGTCTGAAGGCACGATTACGGGGGATCAGGCTGAACGCGCAAGGGGTCTATATACAGAGTTCCTAAAACAAAAATATGGGAAAAAGGCTAACGCCGAGGCGGAGGCTGGTGCGAGTACCTTTGACGCACTTCAGGCAGACATTGTTCAACGAAAGCGAAGGGCCGTCCTGCAACATCAAGCGCAGAAAGATCGTTTAAACGAGGTGCTGCAATATGATGTAGATCACACGGGGCAAGTCCTTGGTGATATCATCGATAAAGGTGGGCGCGGTCTGTTCAAGACTATAGATTATGAGGCGCGACGTAAGGGGATTTTGACGCGAGCGCATTCAAAAATGGCCGACATTCTAACGCAGATGAAGCGGTCTTCCGTCCTTGGCCGAGAGACGAGACAGGCCAAGGCGAATGGCGTTGATTTAGTAAAAGAGATTTTTGGCGAAAACAGCCGCAACCCATTGGCAAAAGAGTTTGCAGAGGCATGGCGCAGAACCGCTGATGAGTTGCGTATTCAGTTTAATAATGCAGGCGGCAATATCCCAAAGCGTTCTGACTGGGGCATGCCGCAATCACATGATCGTGAGGCCATACGAAAAAGCACTATGGAGGAGTGGATTACATACATTAGCCACCGTCTTGATTTTGACAAGATTATAGACGAGCGGACGGGGCAGGCATTTAGTGAATTGGGAGAAGGCGCGAGGGATCAGCTACTCCGTCAGGTTCACAAAACAATTATGACAAGTGGCTTTAACAAGGTTTCTCCAGAAACAATACGGCACGGCAAAGGCTCTCTCGCCACACGCAGAGCGGACCATAGATTTCTGGCCTTTAAAAACCCTCAAGCGTGGCAGGAGTATCAGAATAAATATGGTGGCGGTGATCCGTTTACGGTGATGATGGATCATATCGAAGGTATGTCGCGTGACATTGCCATGATGCAGACATTTGGCCCCAATCCGAATTCGACCATAGATTTTCTTCGCACGCAGTTGATGGCTCGCGCCGAGGAAGCGGATTATCAGGCGCAGCGCGCTGGCAAAGAGGCCAAGAACATGGCGAAGCTCAATCCCGTCCTGAATAAGTTCGATAATATGTATCAGGACATTAGCGGCAATGCCTATGTGCCGGTGCGACAGCAGCAATCGCGGATATGGGCTGGGTTGGGTGAGATGCTTAGTGCGGCACAGTTAGGCTCTGCGCCTATAGCGGCCATGCTGGGTGACAAGGCTACAATGAGGATCACTGCACGGATTGCGGGGACGCCTCACATGGGGTCTTTGTCAAAGACGCTTGCAAATATTGTTGCGTCAAAAGCCACAAAATCTGAACTAATCAGAGCGGGCCTGATTGCAGAGCATTGGTCTTCCGTTGCTTATGGGCAGGCCCGTTACATAGGCAACATTACCGGGCCACAGATTACGCAAAGAATATCCCACGCCGCTATGAACATAAGCGGTCTATCACCCCTGACGCAGGCGGAGCGATGGGTGTATGGCGAAAGTCTGATGGGACATTACGCAAGCATTTCAAAGCAATCTTATGCGAGTTTGTCCCAGAAAGATAAAAGACTGTTTGAGAGATACGGAATCACAGAGCAGGACTGGAATGTTTTGCGTTCCGTCAAAAGCTATAATTATAAGCGGGCGACATGGCTGCGCCCCGCTGATGTGTTTGATGTAAACGAGGGCGTGGCTCAAAAATATGTCGATCTGATTCAGTCAGAAACAGACTTGGCTATTCCTGTTGCCGGTCCAAGAGCCAGATCATTTCTTCGTGGCGGCGTTCGGCCCGGTACAATACAGGGTGACCTTCTCAAGTCTGTCGCTCAATACAAAACCTTTCCGATAGTTTTGGCGCAAAACAATTTGCAACAGTTCCGCTATTTGCCAACGAGCAGAATGGCACGCATAGGATATGCAACAGAGTTTGCAGTATACTCGACTTTTATGGGGGCGCTGAATATTCAGTTGCGGGAGATGGCGAAGGGGCGCGACCCAATCCCCATGTTTGACGAAGATGGCAATCCCAACCTTGGGTTCTTTGGCAAGGCAATTGCCGCGAGCGGCGCATTGAGTTTGTATGGGGATTTCTTGTTTGCCGATGTGAATAGTTACGGCTATTCACTGGGTGAAACGATAGCAGGGCCGCGCCTTGGGTTCATTGGCGACTTGAGCCGGTTGACCTTGGGCAATCTTGCCGAAGTCATGCAAGGCAAGGATACGAACGCAGTCGCCGAGACAATCGGGTTCCTTGGTAATTATACGCCGGGTGTCTCCACGTTCTATCTTCGTGTCGCGCTGGAGCGCATGATACTGGATCAGCTTCGTCTTATGGTCGATCCGGAAGCGGGGCGTAGATTCCGCCGCTTGGAGCGGAGGCGACAAAGGGAATATGGGCAGGATTATTGGTGGTCACCCGGCAAGTTCCTGCCAGAACGATCACCCAATATAGAGTCCGCCCTATAATCTGGAAATCACACCAACCATGATGTACAATCCCCGCAACCAAGGAATGATAGATGGCTAATTACAACATCAACGCGGTGACGCGACGTGTCGTTTACACGGGTTCCGCTGGCACTGGGCCATACTCGTTCACGTTTGAAGTTCTGGTGCAGACCGATCTGGCCGTCTACTTCAACAGCACGAAGCTCACGTTGACGACCGACTATACCGTGACGATCAACGCCAACGGCACGGGCAGCATCACCATCGTCACCGGGACCAACGTGCCATCAACGCCAACCGGCAGCGACACAATTACTATCATCGGCGCTCGTGACATTGAGCGGACGACGGACTTCGTGACCGCTGGCGAACTCCGCGCTGCGGCACTAAACGAACAGCTTGATGCGCTGACCATCTTCGATCAACAGATCGCGGAGGAGAACAAGCGCCAGCTTATCGCGCCAGAGTATGACCCGGCGCACGTAGACGACGGCGGCACGCTAGACATGACGCTGCCTGCGAAGGCGGATCGCCTGGGCAAGTTGCTCGGTTTCAATGCTTCGACCGGCAACCCCGAGGCGACAACCGGGCGGGTGCTGACCGTCAACGTCAGCGATGTCGCGGTGGACGGCGGCGGCAATTCTCAACCCGCGACCGTGAGCTACACCGAAAGCACCGGAGTTCTAAATCTCGGCATCCCGACTGGGGACACGGGCGCGACGGGAGCAACCGGCGCTGCTGGCGCTGATGGCGTCTTTTCTGAGATTGCGGATCAAAGCGAAGCGGAGACGGGAACGGACAACGAAAAGGGCATGACTCCGCTTCGCGTGAAGCAGGCGGTCGACAGTTATGGCCTGCTCGCGGCGAACAACCTGTCAGATGTCGCAAGCGCCGCGACCGCCAGAACGAACCTCGGCCTTGTAATC